GCAAAATTTACCCCTTTTGGTCCATTATCTTTATGCTCACGTAGCGGACCAAAATAATATGTATGCTGTTTTGTTGGGTGCTTTTTCTCTATCTGCCCGTCTACGCCCTTATATTTACATAGTAACTTATTCGTAATAGGGCATCTAAATTCCTTATATTTCCATTGTGATACATCTATTGGCATAATTTAATAATTAAATAATAAAATAATTTATTTAGTAAAGTTCCGCGGTTTAACAAGTCCACGAAACTTTAGCTTTTTATATAACTGAGCAAATCCCGCGTCCGTAAGCTTACTACGAGCCAATACAAAACGCAACTGAGCATCTGATAACCCCATCAAAGCTAATTTTGACTCTGAATCTAATAATATAGTCGTCTCCGCTTTCGCCCTAAAATTGTTTATATCTTTGTATAACTCCTGCCCATATTCCTCAATCAAATCATCGGCATATTCCGCCAACTCGTCTAATTTATTCCAAGATAATTCTTGCCATCCTTTTTCATACTGATCTTTACCATCAACTGTAATTAATGCCGTAGCAAAAGCTAACCCTAATTTATCATTACCAATAACGCCGTTTCCACCTTTCCATACCATCTCTGGATTTGCACAAACTGAAAAATCGGCATCTATCGTATCATAAAAATCATATTTTTTTGCAAAATCTCCTGATAAGTATTGATCACATAAACTATTAGCAAAATCGTATTCCAAATGACATACACAATTACCACTCAATAATACCTTACCATTACGTCTAACAAATAACGTATGGTACTTTACTAACTCTACGTCATAAACATAATCATTATACGGGACTATTTCTTTACGTAGTCCATCCCTATTAGGCATTGTACTATTATTCTCGTATATACGCCAACAAGTATGTTTTTGTAAATAAGTACCATTTTTAAATTTTATACTTTTCGGTCTTTCTGGCAACCTATATGATGGGCGTTTTCCTATCTTTAATAACAATTCACCTATATCATCCGCCAATCGTTTACTTGATGTAAAATATGCTCGTCTATTACCAAACTGATGCCCTTTCCAATAAGTACCTTTTTGTATATGACCATCACCTAAAATATAAGCATCTAAAAGTATATTAAGATACTTTTTAGCTAATTCTTTTATACAGTCGGGTATAAATTTTTCATAACTATATCCTAATTGTTTAAACCATAACACTATCTTCTCATCCTTAATCGGAATATTGCTACACTTTTTTCCAATCCATACTGTTTTGAACAATTTTTTAGCACAATTATCCATAATTTCTTTATGCTTAATCTGAGCAATATTAATTTGCCAACCATGCCCTTTATGTAAAGTAATACTACCTTCTGATAAATAATAACCTAAAAATTCACAAAATGTAGCTGTATCAAACAAAATATCCCCTATTTTAATTGTACCTGCACTTTTTCCTATATAGTTAGGTATAGTGCCTAACAAACTAAAATCATGCTTTGGTAACTCATTATCAGATACTAATTTAAAAACTCCCGCATCCTGTCTACCTTTTGCCTTTTTTCTAAACTTAACTACATGTTTATGATCGGATGTTACCATAATATCTGTACTAATATTTTTGTACCAAGACAAATTGCCAGTAAATTTATACTTAATATTATGTTTAATATCTACCCATTCACTATTCAATGTAGTTAAATCTACACTTAAACATTTCTCTGTTCCACGTATATCATTAAAATATTTCCAACCCTCGTTTGTTAATACTTCCGTATCCTTATCAAAACAATTAATATGAATCGGTGGCATATCAAACCCGCCATCAAACATCTGATTAATTGCTACTGTTTGACCATGTAAAGGACGGCATACAATACATACATCATACATGGACGTTATCCAAGTTTTAAACTGTACCCCATTTAATCTTGCCGTTTCGTGCCTCATATACTCAACAGCCGCGGTCGTTTCAGTACGTACAATACGTTCCGCTCTTATCTCCGATATATCCGAACCGACATTCATTAGCCTAGTTACCAATTCCTTTTTAGACTCGCCATTTTCCATACCTTTTATTAATTGTGCACTAAATCTTCGTGCCGTATAATCATCTACCCCTTTCACAAGCGTTCTAATCCTTTGATCAATTAATACCTTCATCTCATAGTTTGTTAAACTGAACTGAACCTTATCAATACCCAAATATTTATTTAAAACATCCTGCCCGCCTTTTTCCATTACTGTATATAAGTAAGTTTTTGGCGACATATCATATCCTGAGTAATTACCCACTTTTCGCATTTCACCAGTAACTTTATCGTATACATACCGCTGAAACCTATCCAAACTTTCTATTTTACCCGATAAAATTGCTTGATTTAAGGCCCGTCTCGTTGGACTTGATTTATTTATAGTATTATTTATTTTAGACTGTCTTACACGATCAAATACAGGCAAAAATCTATCATACAGACTATCTACCAAATTGGATTGGGCTAGTCCATTCCATTGCCAATCTAATGCATCTTTAATATCAGTTCTAAACCGTTTTACCATATCTGATTTATACAAACTTTTTAAAACAGCACTCTCCGACATTGCAGGTAACGCTTTAGCCACAAAAATATAAATTAGTACATGTTTTTTAATACTTTCATTGATCTTTTAACTGTATCACCGTCCAACGTTTCTGCATCTAATTCATTAGCAATTTCCATATCTAATTCCTCCTGATAATCTAATTCCTTAATTGGGGCTTTTCCCTCCCGTTCTCGTATCTCATTTCGTTGATATACACCTGTTTCTACATAAATCTTATCTATCTCTGCTTGCTGTTTTTTCTGGTCTAAAGTTTCCGCATCTTTATACTTAAACTCAAGCCATTTATAATCATCCCCCATCGCTCTTATTACGCCTCTTGTCCAATATTCCTCCAATAATTTTTTATATGATCTAACTCCTCTTGAGGCTGATATAGCTTGCTGTACCTCTGAATTAGCCCTATTTGCATCTTGAAACATGTTTGCGTCAATACTGGATAGCCCATACGTTGCCAATTTTAGTTTCGATAACCATTGTATATATTCAATATACTGCATATCTTTTTGTGTGTTTCCGAACGGTATAAACTTTTTAGCTGAATCCGATCCCCAAACAAATTTCATTGCGTGTGGTTCTGTAATTACAGTAGCATTCCACATCTCCTTAAATACTTGTGCCTGCTCTTCATTAATATTGCCTAAGTCTAATATACCTGGTGGCACATTATCCTCAGTAAATCGTTTAATATTAAACATATCCGCCTCCAAAGCCGCCTGAACATGCAATAAAATACTCTCAATATTACTTTTACCATACCCAAAATGTTTTACATCATTTTGAGGGTGTGCCATCATGTACACCACTTCATCTGCTGTAAATTCAGCGACCTTAACATTATCTATATACTGTACATAAGCTACACCATTCTCATTACCCAGTTCTCCGTATTCATTATATATTGGTCTCACTGACGCTCCATCAATACTGTTCAAAGCCCCTATTTTTGTTTTATCTATTGTGTAAACTTTTTCAACTACCCCAGCATCACATACTAATAAATCCTCTAATACCCTGTCGGATAAAATCCTTAGATTTTCACCATTTGCATTCATATACTCAAATAAATCATACACCTCCATAACTAATGGCATATAATACTCCTTTGCTTTTGGTGCATTTGGTTTTACCATTATTTCCCAATCACATTGTGATACCTCTTTCTTAATTACATTAACGCAAATACGTATTATTGGATCATAACTTGCCAATTTACGTAATAATTCAAAAGACACTGCCGAGGGTTTTTTTAACCCTATTTTATTTATATGCTCCATAGATGCCCCCATTCTCATCTCTGATAAAGCTATTGACTTAAATCTGGCCAATTTTTGTTCTTGCTTTTGTACCACTAACCTACTCGGTAAAAAATTTGATTTTATTACTGTAAGCGATTCTGCCATAATTATATAATTATTGTCTGTAATATTATGCACTGTACGCCTTAAATTTACAATAAAAAGGCAAATAATACAATCCACCTTAATTAAAATGCGTTTTAAGTTTACTTTTTCTTACCCATTTTTACTAACTTTTTACAATACTCCATAAAAGCTCTATAGCCTGCCTGTATACCACTAAATATTTTTTTCATTTTAATATTTATTATTTAATAAATTATTCTTTAATCGTTACCACATTACCATCTCTTACTACAACTGTACACTGTTTACTCTGTAAACCAGTTTTATATATTATTGGATAATCACCATCACCTGATTTCGTAATGATCTGTGCCAACTCTTCCGTTAATATTAATTTACGTAGTTCTGCTTCATTTAACCCTAAAATATGTATAAAATACCTGATCACTGAATGATCGGTTACTTTTATTATTTTACCTAACTGATTTTTTGGTAACTCTTCTGTCAATTGTGTAATTTAGCTAATTAACTGAGTAATATACCCATCCTTAAATACTTGTTTGATCGCAATAGTAGTAAAATCTTCCGCATACTCCTCAATATCTTTCCGCTCCTGCTCTTTTTTCTCTAAATAATGTAAATATTCCTGTACACTAACTGGAACTACTTTACCCTTAAAACACTCAAAAGCAAGTGTTTTTAATTGAGCTATATCCATTTTATAAAAATTAAATTACAAGTACAGTATAATATTACTATAACGATTTGTAAAGTTTTTTAAATTGTGATATATTAATTTTATTGCCTTACTAAAAAGGGAGCTATAATTTATATAGCTCCCTAACAACCTCACTTTAATGGCTTGCTTTTTAGTAAATATACCAATTAGCCCCATCAGTAATCAAACTTACTGCACCATAGGCAGTAACTATATCATAAGTAGTTGCACCATCTATTGTTTCTGAACTGTTACCATCAACAGTAATTTTAATAGATTGTGTCGCATTACCACTTTCGTCTTTAATCATTATTATTGTGCCTGCTCCTGCTGTAGCCGCCGCTGGCAAAGTAATTACTCTAGTTTGACTTAAATTGATTACACCAACATAACTGTCGCCACTTTGTACAGTATATGCAGTATTATCTACCTCAGTTCTAGCAAATTTAATTGCCCCTGTGAACGCCACTCCTCCTGTAAACACATAATCTTGTGTCAAATCCATCTTTGTTGGGGTAACTGCTCCATTAGCAATCTTAGCTTCCTCAACCGCACTAGATGCTAATTGAGTTGCACCAACACCACCATTCGCAATACCAATAGTATCGCCTGTTTTTTCCATACTAGTCCCTGCTGATACTTGACCAAGTCCACTGAACTTAGTAAATGTCAACGCTGTTGTGTTCAAAGTCAAACTACCATCGTTTGTTAAAATGAACGCTGAATCTGCAAAACTTGCCCCTTCCTGGACTACTACATAAACACCTCCTGATATATCAGCATCCGCGTCCATATCAGTAGCTCTTGTCAAAACAAAAGGATTTGAACCGTCTCCTAATGCTGTAATAGCGTAAATACCATTATTTGCCCCTGTTGATTCATTTTTTACCAATACTCTGTCTCCCACCTCCAAAGTTAATCCGTCAATCGCAGTGCCTAATGCCCCATTAGCGTCTGCTGTTATTACATTGTCTGTTCGTGTATTTGCTGCTAATGCCGAAACTGTTGCACCAACTA